TCGGCAGCGTCAGATGTGTATAAGAGACAGTCTTCAAACGGAGCGAGACGTGGGGCAGTCCAAGACGAAAGAGTAGGCGCACCAGTATTTGAACGACCAATATTTCCATTGAGCTGTCCGTGTGTCTCATCAATATGCGTTTTATATTCAGCGTAACGAGGCTGCCAACCGAGAACAGCAGGTGAAGCATAACCCGCATTAGTAGGTACTTTAGCAAGATACAATGACGTAGCATCCACAGGCTGTTTACCAAGATTATCAAATTCGGGTTGAAAATACTCAGAAGAAGTTACCTTACGATTGAATGGATTAACACCGTAACTACTGTAATCAACATCAGGAACAAAAGAACAAATACCCATCAAAATACCGTGTTCTTTCGTATCAAATTCAAACGTATCACTACCACTAGAAATGCCATTACCATAAATACGACCAGCAGGAGTACCAACATTGTCACTAGTCAAAGTATCCGCTGTAGTAGTAATCGGATTAATCTGTAAAACAGAACTAGCAGAACCTACAAACTGACACTTAACATTAGGTGCGTAAGCATCGAAACCATAACGTGCCTTAATCTGGCTCTTATAATCACCATCCTTAGCAGATGCAATTGTGCGGTAAAGCTTGTCCAAAGCAAAAGCGGAGCGAAGATTAGCAATAGTTAACTGCTGACCTTTAACGTTAGCTTCAGCATAAAGCACACCCTGCTTACCTGAATTAGTTGCAGTAGTAGCAACAAAACTTGAATAATCAGAAGATTGAGTAGTAGGAAACTTATCAACATTAAAATTATTAGACAAGAAATCTGCACCCTGAAACTGAGTAGCAGAAATTGTAAACAAATCCTTTTTCCAAGGACGATAATTCAAACGAAGATAGTTATTAACAAAATCCTGCATAACCGTAGCATTCCAAGTTTTAGTCATATCAACTGGCAATCCGTCAATATTCCAAGATTTGACACGGTCATCTTCCCATTGAGGGACACGATAGAAATCTGCACAAACTTTCTGATAAGCAAGCAGACGGAAAGGATTCATAACACACGGAGCAAAAGTCGATTTTGGAGAATAAAAACGACCGTAACCAAGCAAATCCATAAGACGAATAGCACCAGCAGCACGAGAAAAACCAAGAACATCAGTACCTAAGCCAGCACCATCGACAGAAGCATCAAACTTCTCCTTAAGATAATTGTAAATCTTAGAAATATCAAAACTCGGTGAATCAGTAGAAACGTACTGGTCATAAAGCGAGGTATGATACTTTGTACCTACAATAAACTGAGGGAAATCACGCCAAAGAAGACGATAAGGAACAAAGAAGAACTCAACATGCTGTGTACACTGGATGAAAGCTGCACTATTCATCGGCATCGTGCGAGTAAACATACGAGGGTTAATCTTGTAATGTTCGTCGGGATTGCACTCACGAACAAAACAAGGCAACAAAAGTCCCAAACTAGATGTAAACTTATTAGAATAGCCTACATCAAAAGCATTACGATTAACATTCGCCTGAGCGATATGCCTATCCAAAACAGATTTTACCATAACATATAAATTAATTAATAAATAATACCTTTATTACGAGCATAAAATTCTTTATACTTTTTAGACTTGTTACGGTCAATACACTCTTGAGTAGTATTAACACGAAAGTACATATTAATATCATTATTATACAAAAAGTCAAGCACTGCAGAAGACAAAACAAGACCAATATAAATATCACTAATACCGAGACCAAAGTTATTTAACTGCCTATTAAGTTCAAGCGTATTAACAGCAGGAGTGAGCACCCTAGGGAGAGAATGGACAAACTCAGGATAATAAGTGAGAAGATAAATTTTAGCCTGATAACGTTGAGTAAATAAATGCTCATTATACGAATTCCGGGAGCCATCCAATAACTCCTCTTGCTCAGCATAGAACTTAGATAACTTATACAACTCCATATTACTATAGAGCCTATCCAAACACTCAATATATTGACGTGGAGACAACTTACGAGATACAAAACGGCCTGTAAGATTACCTAAATTATCACGTTCAGGAACATCAAAAGAGCGAGAGCACCAATACTTTAACATCCGACAAAATCGACTATTTTGATACCGATAATAATCATTATAAGGTGTATCTTTGTACTCCTGATTGAAATCCAAACAAGACTTATCTTGCTTTTTAGGGTCGAAATAACCACGCTTAACAACAGGTCTTTTTACATATCTTTTTGACTCATATTTTGCAAATATTGATAATTTATCATTAATATCCGAAACGCTATATGCTTCACACTTAGGGAAGTATCTAATGAGATACGTGTAGGGTAGAGGATATTGAGTAAAGGACTTTCCGTCATCATCCCATTGAGGATAAAGGATAGTTCCATTAAAGAGTGCATCCGTAAGGATTTCTCTACTAACTTTGTAAGAACCAATAATAGGGTTTTTACTTGCCAACACTTTCGGACGGAAGGGTTTAGCCTGAAGAACAGCAGGCAAACTAAATGTGCCACATACATACGATGCAACATAAGAGGAAGCAGCCTTTGTGACGTGTTGTGCGTCGCATCTATCCGGACTACACATCTGCCAACTCTCGTATATAAGACCGTGCCAATAGTCTCTGTCGGAAGCTCTTGAACAATCTTTGTAGGGGTCAAGAAAATCTTGCGCCAAGCACTTGTCATCAAACCACAGAATGCCGTGGTAATGTGGGCGTAAGGTAGTTGGTCCATATTCGCCATTAATGAAGATTCGGAAAAGCGGCTCTTCTTTAAGCTTACCATTAACGAATAAACTTGTATAATATTTTTTATTGCGCTGAACATATCTTTTGAGATTTATAAACAGACGTTTCTTAAAATTGATAATATCTTGCTTCCACAAGACACCAAAACACTCAATATCGATTGGACACTCGTTAGACTCTATAGGGTGAACACCCTGCACCTCTGAATCGTGCATAATAACGGTACTTTCACCATCAACAACCGCTGTACGATTGCGAAGTATCCACCATTTACCAACACGTTCGAGATAGGGTATATGTTCATTGTCATACGTGAGGGTGAAAAAGATAGCATAAGGATGTTGCTCAGACTCTTTATAACATCTTTGCGTCAATTCGTCAGAACGCATCTTAAGGCAGTAAGGACATTTACCGCAGTTATGCCATTCAAATTCACCTCTTGCAGCATTATAAATGCGTAATGGGTGATAGCAACGCATAGCAGGTGTAACTTTCTGTCTAAAACGCTTTACATAATCCTTAATACTATCTATCATTGTAACAAAAATTATAACGATGTATAACCCAACTGAGCAGCCAACGCAGTAACAGCGTAAAGAACTGCCTTAATAATAACTTTAAGAACTTCTTCTTTCTTAAACATAAATATAACTTATTTATTTTTGATAGTAATTGAAATCGGCTCTTTGCACTTTAAGACATCCAAACAACAATCGAAAACCTTATCTAAGGTATTACGAGAATTAGAAAGAACACCAAAATTTTCACGTTCACCTACAAGAATGCAACCTAAAGTATCTTTCGGAACATTACCTGAATGAATGAGAATACCAGAGCGACCACGAACACCGCAGAGAGTAAGCATATACTTACAAAACTTTGAAGAGTAATGGAAGTCGATAGAATAGGTACCAGGAGCAACACAACAACCTCTGCCGTATTTAACCTTTTTACCTATGGCAGGCTCAAGAGTGTTACAAAACGGACGTGAATTAACAAATAAAACACCATCCGTAGAACTTGAAGAGAATGAATCCCTAACTAACATCAATCTCATGTCTTTTTTACATTTAAATTAAACACTAAATTATACCAGAAACACCAAGTAACTGATTTCGAGGACAAAGATAATAAAATACTACTCTACTTAGCACATAAGGGACGTTATGTTAACAAATATTAATTTACTTTTACAGTGTTTCACGTGAAATGCTATGTAGAGATAGCATTATTAACGTGTGTGTCGGTTTTCCTTATAAGGACAAGGGGGTAGGTGGCGATTAGCGGGGGTAATCGCCCTTACGGGAAAACCGAGAGTGTTTAAGACTCAACGAAAGAAATGCCCGAGCGGGACGGGTCGACGAATTGAGCCTGAAAATTTTGCTACGCAAGAATTTTTTAACCGGCTCATTCGCAGCCCGTCTGATCCGCTCTCCCAAGGGTACTATAAATAGCAGGCAATAGCAGGCGATTAGGGGGCGCCACTCCGCGCCCCCTATAACCCCTGGAGGTCGGGACGCCGACAGCGATTGTTAGGGGGGTTTCACCCCCTCAACCCCTAGTTCTTTTGGCATTGCCCAAAAGAACCAAAAGGCTAGTGTTTTTCATAGGTATTGGAGGGCTAGCGCTAGACTTTAAGTTAATCAGCGGCAGGGCACTACGTGCCGTTCACTGCCGAAACAAAAAAGGCAGCCATATAAATGACTGCCTAAACAACAAACCCTAAAATTATTAAAAAAATAATAATAAAGAAATAAAAGTATCTTATATTACAAAAAATTATATTAATCAATATATATATATAACAAAAGAAACATACAATAATATATTTAATAATTATAATATTAATTCATTTTTAGTAGATTTAAAAGAAATAAATAACGAAGAAAAAGAATCGTTTGATACAAAATATATTAGCGAAGGATATGTA